CGCCCCGCTCCTGCGCTGCTGCCAGCGCCTGGCGCAGCAGGCTGATATCGGTGACAAAGGCCAGGCTGATCTTGCAGTCGTCGGCGCTGGTGTTGAGCAGGCTGTTGACGGTGGCAGCCATTTACCCGACCTCGCTGTTGATGCGCTCCAGGTTGAGGGTGTAGCCAAAGGTGTTCTCGGTTTTACGGCTGGCGCCGACCTCGGCCAGGGTGTCGTCGGTGAGGCCCTTCATGGCCTCTTTGTCGGGTTCTTCCTTGGTGCGGATGCATTGCTTGAGGTCCAGATCCTTGAGCGCCTGGAGCGTTTCGGCGATGCGCTTGATCATGATGCGGGTGGAGAGGCGGAAGCCGACCTCGCCGAAGGTGAGGGTCTTGGTTTTGGCCTTCTGGAATTCGGCGCGGTTGGCCTCGCAGTATTCCTTGATAGCCAGCTCCAGCCCGGCTTTTTTGTCCAGTACCGGCTGGGAGTTTTCCTTGATGGCCTTGCGGATCTCCTCGATCTTTTCGTTGGCAGCGCTTTCGATCAGGGTGAGGTTGCGATCGGCAGCGGCGATTTCGGCGAGGCAAGTGTCTACATCATCCCAGTTCTGCAGGGCGGTTCCTTCAATTCTCTTTCTGACCACGGGTGGGCTCCTTTTTGTTTTTCTGTATCCATTCATAAGTGCTGATCACGGTACCGGTTAAAGTTTTTGTTTCCAGCTCCTGCTGTTTTGTGGCCGTTTCATAGTAGTGTTGCTCTGCCATGTTGCGATTTATAACCGCCCGGCGGAGTTCCCGGTCACACACCTGGTTGTAAATACGTTCGCTCACACTAAGCAGGCAAAGGATAAACAGGCCGATAAGTATTGGCTTCATCGTGCCCACCTCGCGACCCGGTTTTTCAGGTCGACGCGGATCTTGAACCAGGCGAATTCTTCCTTGATAACCTGTGCTATGCGTTTGAGGATGCGTCGGATCATTGTTTCAGTCTCCTTTTTGGTTTTGGTTCGTTCATGCGGGAGGTGGCAACCACCAGGGAAAAGGCTCCGATTATGGCCAGCAGGATCAGGATGATCATGGTTTTTTCTCCGCGCCCATGGCCTCCAGGGCCTTGACGATCTTCTCTATCTGCCAGGCCTTGACCATGCGCAGCCCAGCCACCCCGGCGATCTTGCGGCAAAAACTATCGAGGGCCTTTTCCTGGGCTTCGTCGCCTTCGGCGCGGGTGACCTGGTGCCACATGGCATCCACCAGGCGGAGCTGGGCGCCGGAGGCGAAGCCGGGACGGCCGTCCATGTCCTGGTACTTCTTAACCCCTCCCCCGCCTCCCCTTGGGCCAAGGGGAGGGGCTTTTGCTCCCCCTCTTGAATTAAGAGGGGGCTGGGGGGAGTTATTGCCGTTCAGCCCTGCCAGCAGTTCCTCGGCCTGGCGCCAGGTGAGGCGCTTGCAGCTGTCCACGCCGTAGCGGGTTTCGAGGATGTTGCGGTAGGCGTCGTCATCGAGGCCGAGTTTGTGGATGGTGGTGTGGATTGCCTTGATCTGGCTGGGGGCGATGCTGCCCTTGACGTAGGCTATGGCCTGTTTTTTGGATGCTTTCATAGCGCCTCCACGACTTCGGCGGTGATGCGGGTTTCGCCCATCTCGTAGGCCAGGTTCATGGCGCGGGCAGTGAAGTTGTTGACCAGCAGCGGGTAGGCGTGGCTGACCGGTTTTTTGCCTCGGCCGTCGTCCGTGGTGAGGCGTTTGCCAAGGGTGGCGATGGCGTCCGTATCCATGATGTCGTCCAGTTTGATGCCGACCCGTTTGAATTTGACGGTGAGATAGTCGGCGAGGTTGCCGTTCAATCCTTTGATTTCTGCAACCTGGACGCGGCGGATGACTTCGCGCATCTCGACATGCTGGGATTCGTTGAACATGTGTTTCAGCTCTGTCTGGCCGATGAGGATGATGCCGAGCAGTTTTTTGTAGCCGTCTTCCAGTTCGTAGAACCGTTTGAGGTATTTGAGGGTCTGGGTGGTGAGGTCGTGGGCCTCTTCTATTATCAGGCAGGCCTGGTACCCGGCGCGGCTGCGGTCCATGAGCAGTTTCTGCACCTGGCGGGTTTTGGCTTCCAGTTTGACCTTGGGTTTTTCCTCGGAGAGGTCCATGACGATGGCGTCGCAGATGGAGCCGGCGGTGATCCGGCCTTTGTCGATGATCTGAGGGAAGATGGTCATGACGTTGGAGTCGCGTTTCAGTTGTTCCATGACCTCGCGGCGCATGGTGGTTTTGCCGCTGCCGACTTCGCCGATGACGGCGAGGAAGCCGCCATGTTTGGCCGCGTCCAGCATGGCCATTTCAATGTAGTGGTGTTCGTCGGATTTGTAGATATCGGCGCTTTTTTCCACATCTCCGACAAACGGGTTGCGAAACATTTTGAAGTGTCGGAGCGCGTCTGTGTGTACCATCTCAACCTCCTTGCATAGGTATATTTCCGGGTCTCCCGGTATCAGCGCGATGTTGCGCATGCCTGCGGATATTTTCCGGCCGTGCTGTACTCCGGTCCTGCCGCGCAGGTCCTGGCCGAGCGGGGTCCAGATCCCGGCCAGGCCGATGCCTTGCTGCTCCAGCCAGTAGTTCACCCTGTTCCGGTATTCGGGTTGTGTGAGGAAGGCTTCGATCTGCGCCTGGATGTCGGGGTGGGTGGGGGGCAGGTAGCCTTTGTTGATGATGAGGTTGACCAGGGGCCGGGAGATCTCCAGGCCTTTGGCTAGTTCGCCCTGGCTGATGCTGCATTGGAGGCAGAGGTCTTTGATTGCCAGGGGCTGGAATGCTGCGGTGTATGCTCTGGATACTCTGGTTGCCATTGTGTGTTACCTCCTTTGGCCCCATTCGGGCCAAAACGTGTGTTACTTGTTGACCACCAGCGAGAGGCCGTGCTGTGGGGCTTGGCCGCTGTATTGACGGATGACGGTGTCCATGGCGACGGCGCTGATGGTGTCGCCGTATTCGGCGCGCAGCGCCTGGTTGATGGCGGGGGTGACCTGGATATCTGCCGCCCGGAGCCGTTTGAAGAGTTCCATGATGGGATACTGGATCCCCTCGGTGGAGCGGGTGAGCTGCATGGGGGTGCCGCGCTTGGGGAGGGTGGCGAGGTTGGCGACTTTTTCTTCAAAGCCTTCAAAGGCGTTCATGCCGGCGAACGGCATGGCATCGCGGCCTGGGGTGCGGCTGCCGGTGGCCAGTTCATCGAGCCGTTTTATCGCCTTTTGTGTGGCAGTTTCGGGTTGTGCTTTGTAGCTGACGCCGATGATGGCGGCGTTGGCGTTGAAGCCGCCCAGCTCGGCGGATAGTTTCTCGATCGCCTGGGCCTCGAAAAGCTGGTTGTTGTGGGAGACGGTGATGATGCCGTCTTTCCATTTCCAGATGTTTTTGATGACCTTGACCTTGGTGCCGTGCGGGATGTTGGCGTGTTTGAGGTTGAATTCCTTGCCTTCGAAGCTTATGCGGTGGTTGGTGATGGTGCGCTCTTCTTCGGGTTTGTTCATGAGGTCATGCAGCAGGGTCCGTTCCGGGAGTTCGCGCAGTTGTTCGCTTTTGATCATGAGCCAGCAGGACAGGCGGGTCATACGGGTGCGGGTGTGTTCGCGGGTGGCGTTCATCCAGATGCAGAAGCCGCGCGTTTTGCGGTTGAGGTCGTCCAGGTTGTTGGCGGGGTCGATGCGCAGCCTGGTTTCGAACCATTCTTCCCAGATGTTGTGAGAAACTTCGACGCTGCCCTGGCGGCGGGAGTTGCCGGGGGTGCCGGGGATGATGTCGATGCCGAGGCCGTCCCAGAAGCCTGCGCCCAGGGCCTTGGCCTTGGCGCGGCAGCCGCCGTCCATGAGCATGGCAAAGGGGACGCCCCGGAAGGGGAAGTTTGCTTCCGGTTTGGTTTCCCAGGCGCGGCAGAGGAAGTCGAAGAGGTTTTCTGCGGTTTCACCTGCGGCCAGGTAGTAGTGGACAAACATGAAGCCGCTGAAGTGGTCGGTGAGAATGTAGCGCTGGAGCGGGGTTTTGACCTTTTTGAAGTTTTCGAATTTGTTTTTGTAGAATTCATCCTGGCGCATGATCTTCATGCCGCCGTCATCGAGATAGTATTGGATGCAGGTGGAGACGTCGACCAGGTGGACGTGGTTGGGGTGGAGGCTGCGCATGTCGGTGTGGGGCGTGGGCGCGTTGAGCTGCTGTTTGCTGAGGGCGCGCTCGCGCAGCTGGCGCTGGACCGTGGCCAGGGATACCTCGCCCCGGAGCATGATGCCGTTGTCGATGGCGAATTCCATGGCGTTTTCGATGGGCATGAAGGCCCCTTTGTTTTCACGGCCGCATTTGTAGAGGGTGGCGGCGATGAATTCGAGCTGTTCTTCGGCCAGGGTGCCGATGCCTTTGTCGGCGCGCGGTTTGCGGCCTGGGTCGAAGCCGAATTTTTTGGCTATGCGGTACATGGTTGCCTCGCTGCCGCCGTACATCGCCTGGTATCCGGCGATGATCCCTTTGCGGTCCGCCGGTTTTGCTTCCCTGAGTTGTAGTGCCATTTCACGTTGCCACATGGTTTACCTGCCTCGGGTGGAGTGTTCAGCTTTGCTGCCCTTGCGCCTTTTCCCAGGCTTCGAACTCATCCATTATTTCGGGGTTGAGTCCGGGGGAGCCGTAGTTCATGACGGCGGTGTCATAGGCGGCCAGGACCTGCATTTTCATGTTGTGCAGGGTGGAGATGAGGCAGGCGCGCATGCGGGGGGTGATTTCTCCGGCACGCTCCATGACAAAGTCGGGGTCCATGGAGAGCATGTAGCCGTCGAAGGAGGTGCTTTTGTTCGACATGAGCTGGAGGAAGGCGTCTTCGTCGAGTGTCAGGCCTTTGGAGGCAGCGTCTTTCTCGAACTTTTTGAGTTCGCGTTCCATTTTGTTGATGACGTCGCCTTTGGATTTGAGGACTTTGTCTTTGGCAGATATTAGCGTTTCGGCTTCCTCTTTAACGCGGTGGGATTCGGCGATTACTTCTTCGATGACGTCCTTGATCTCTTCACGTGAGGCGGATTCGATATTGATAACCTTGCCTTCACGGATCTCCAGGCGCTTTTCTTCGGGGAGTGAGGCATAACTGAGAAGGTCGCGGCGGGTGAAACCGACTTGTCCAAGCAGTTGGACTTCTTCGGCGGTTAATGTGCGGGCAATTTTGAGATTACTGAAAGCGGTGGACCTGCCAAGACCCAGCTTTTCAAGATAGTCGTCAATGTTGGTAACTCCCGGTATTTTCAGGAAATCTTTGCTGTCTATGACCTGGGCAAGCTGTTTGTATTCAAGAAATTCTGAGAGAAGTTTAATAGAGCCAAAAGCCTGGGCGCGGCCCGCAACCAGTCCAACATTGTGGACTGCGAACATGTTGTCGCGCATGGTGGCCAGTTCATTATCGGCACGCAGCCGGGCGAGTTTGTAGACCTCTTCTGATACAGCCAGATCGTCTTCATGAGCTTTTATTTCTTTATGGCGTGTCATCGCGCGTCCCCTCCAATCGTCTTGATTTCTTCGTTCAATTTGTCTCTCTCAAACTCTTTCGTAGAGCGTATCCGTGCCCAGTAGACGGCCATTTTGATGCCCAGCCGCCAACCATCGCGCATCTCTTCGACAAGCCCTGCGTCCTCCAGAGTCATAAGCAGGCACATGACCGTGCCGGCAGGCAGTTGCGCCCTGGCCGCGACTTCATTGCCTGTGATTGGTTCTCTGGCCTCGGCTACGATTGCGATTATCTCGCAGGCCTTTGCTACTGATGCTATGCGGGTGTAAGAATTTTTTGCCACTGTGTTACCTCCTTAAAATGACGATTCCAGTTGTTTGATCCGTTGTTCGATGGTGCGGCTTTCGCGCTTCAACCGTGCCCATTCCAGGACACTGCTGTCCTCGGGCCGCAGGACATCGCTGCCGAGTGGTTTGAGCACATATTGCAGGGGCTCGAAGGTGTTACAGACAAAGCAGAAGGCCGCCAGGGCGTTGACTTTCATGCCGTTGCCCTGGTCGCTGGCGGCGTATTTGTCGAGCATGTCCTTGGTGATGCTGGTCTTCATCAGCCGCGACATCTCGGCGGCGATCTGGTAGCGGTCCTTGCCGCTGGTGGACATGGCGCGGCTAAAGCTCTGCCGCAGGCCCAGGTCAATGTCGAGCGCCCCCTCTGCCGTGGCACTGTCAAAGAGGCCGGGCAGCATTTCCATGTGTGTGTCAATCTGGGTTTTTATTTTCGCCATGACATCTCCTGAAAAACTGTTATTCTCAAACCAAGTTTGATATATTGCG